TAGTTACTGCCACCGACACCTCTATACCAGGTCATAGGGTGGCCAGTCATGGCACATCTACCGTTTTGCATTTCCCAAAGCCTATAGATGTAATCGTGTTCTATGTCCCATTCAAAACTTTTTAGCCCAGTTGTCCTGGATGATTTCAAAGATATGCTCAGTGCTTTTAAGTATTTTTTTGGCGTTTTGCTGATATTAGCGTTGCGTTGTGCCTGGTGACAGACTCTACAAATAGATCTAACAAAATCTCCTTTACTATGTTTGCTATGTTCGAAGTCGGTTTTTTTTTCTAAGTGACGCAGACATACAGTGCATTGCTTAGTCTTCTGCGACATCGTTTAAGATCTCTACAATTTTTGTATATCCTTGGATGTCTTGATATGTGTCCTGGATATCGCCGTTGTTCATCAAACGAACCGTCTTGAAAGCTAACATCATCACAGCGCAATCGCTTGCTGTTAATTCGCGGTCAAGTAAACCTGACCACACTTTAGCTAATTGACTGAAAAAATAATGCGGGTCACCGTAATCAATTCCTTTTTCATTTATTAAATCAGTAATGCTATCCATCTGGCAGCTCCTCAAATTTTTCTAAAGCATAAGCAATTGCAGCCTCGTAAGGTAGTCCTTGCGCTATAGCTTCTTCATATAGATCCTCTAAGATCTTGTCATTGATTATGTGGCTCATGTCTTACGTTTTTTATTGTTGATGTTTTTAAGTTATGGCGGATTTCAAAGATGTCTAGGGGTATCGTATTGAGCAGTTCTTCTGCTGACATAACCAGGTAATCAAAATCTGAATCTTCAATGACTTTTAGAGTCTGCTCTTTCTTTTCGCAAATGATGACTTTTTTGCCCGATTCTTTATGTTCACAGATCCAGGTGTCGACAGGGATCCTTGATACGTTTTCTTTGATTAGTTGTTCTTCCAGGGCTTTATAGGCTCTTACCATCATGGCGCACATAGGCTGTATTTCAGCGTCAGAATCAAAGGAAATAGCTTGGTCATACTTGGTCGATGCTTTCACAAACTTTTTTTGGAATGGTAAAGCAGCTAATTTATAAGGTTCTTTAACGCCGTAAGCCTTAATTAAAGCCACTTTCATAGCATTAACTGCTTCAATCATTCTTAAAGTTTCGTCTTCAAACATAATTAATTTTCTGTTGGTCGAGATCTTGGTCGGTGGTCGGATGTATAGAGATACATCCCGACCTAGACCAAAAAACCATAGATTGCCGACCAAAATAAGACCAAAATGAGACCAAACCTGGACTAAACATTTTTATCCTGTTTTAAGTAATAAATTCTTATTAGGTACTTTCGTATAACTGAAAAGACGGTAAGCACAGTAACCTGCACAATACTCATCAAAAAAGCCTGAGAAATGCCAAAATAAATTAAAATAGCCAGGGTGCTGAACGACAGAAACCAATTTATAGGCAGCGCCAGGAATGTATCGGTGCAAGCTTCTTTAAGTGCTTTTCTATTTATATTCATTAAATTCTTCTGATTCAAATTCTTTTGTTTTGTAACCAAGATCTGTCTTGATTAATTTGTCATCATCAGTCAATCTTTTTAGAGCGGTAGACATTGTAGATTTAGGAACATCGCAGAGATCTTTGATGTCCTTATGTCTTAACCAGGCATTTACAGGATCTTTACTTTTAGCCTGGTAATCTCTTATTAATTCGTAGATAACATTTTCACTGTCACTTAATAACCTTTCTTTAGGCATATCTTCTTGCTCAACTATCTGTAATGCACCAGAAGACATATCATCGAAAAAGGGCAGGCGTTGTTCTACAAATTTAAAGTTAAGAGGTTTCATAGGATTACCATCCTTCACCAATGTCTGTTCCAGAGTAAGAAACATATCTGTACCCATATCTTTTCTCTCACATCTGTATTCCCAATCTAACGCTCCAGGCAATGCAGAAGATCCCCTGGCACGTTGACTTGTCCCATGCCCTGTATGATGTATTAAATTTATTGCTGCACTGTATGAATCTTTCAGATCGTCAACCTTTTCTATAAACGCATTCATATCGCTTGTGCTGTTCTCATCCCCGTTCATAGATCTAGCCAAAGTATCAATGACAATCATGCCAATCTGTCCATATTTATCCTGGGCAAGGTCAATGTTATCTTTCAACATTTGATGATCTTTTTCGTCCAACATCCTTGCTCCCCTGGTCGATAACAATAAAGGAGCATCGGTCAAATTTTGTTTATGCAAAGATTGAAAGGCGTGTAGCCTTCGTGCAATACCGCGATTTCCCTCTGCACAAACGTAAACCACAGCTGCTTGATTTGTTTTATGGCCATGAAAAGGGATCCCTAAAGACAAGCTTGCCGCCATATCAACGGCAATAAAACTTTTACCTGACTTTGGTTTACCAAATATAGCCATAACAGAATCACGCTCACAAACATTTTCAATCAGCCATTCTGGTTTTTTTAGGTTTGACATGATTTGCGATGCCTGGATTAATTGAAACGAAACTCTTTTTTTTATTTTGTTTGCCAGGCAATACTGCAAAAACTGTTCAGAAGACTCAAAAAAATCATTGACCTTTGCATCCCACAGATCATCTTTTTCTTTGAACTGTTGCGGTGGCTTAACCACAATTACTTCTTTACAGATCTTCTCCAGGTGTTGCTGCAAATCAAATGCAACTTTTTTGCCAACATCATCTGCATCAGGCCAGATAATAATCTTTCTGTTTGCCAGGGGCGACCAATCGCACTTGTCCCAATTAGATACGCCACCATGCCAACAACATACGTCGCCATTCCAAATAGCTTCCGCCCCGCGCATGGCCTTTTCGCCCTCATTAATAACGACGTAATCCTCTGGACGTTTGTCGCTAACAAAGATAGGCAGAATGCCTTCTGGCCTTTTCATTACCCAACCGTTGTCCTGGACAGAGAAGGGCGCATATTTCATTTTGATTTTATGATCGGCAGGGAAACGCATGACACAAAAATCATCGCCATAACGCACATAAAAATCAGACTCTTCTTTTAGAGAGTGCATTTCTTTGTTAGATATTTTTTGCGCCTTGGTTTGCACTTTTGGTAGTGGACTCTCCTTGTCAGTTAAAACATTGTCTTTATAAGGCTCCAGGTAAGCGTCTGGATCTAAGCCTTGATGATCTTTGAGAAACCAAATGACTCCGCCACCTTGATCGTTCTCATAGTCCATAAACAGACCTTTCTCAAGATCTAAACGCAAACTATGCTTTCTACCCCACCTATATTCAGTTGAGGTCTTTTTGGTAGGTTCTCCTAAGACCTTTATCGATATATCAGGGGCAATTTTTGCCCAATCCATATCTAAAAGGGTATCTCATCGTCTACAATAGGTGAGTCAGGGGCAGCTGGAGAGTTGTTAGGAGAGATCACCGCCCCTGACTCTTGGGGTAAATCTGGAATAACAAAACCTTCTGGCCTTGGTTTAAAAGCTTTGAACTCAAACACTGGCATGGCCGATACTCCTTCCCAAATACTTACAGATTCTTTAACTTCGAATACTGGTAATAATGTTGCATATTCTGGATTCATCAGTTCTTGCGTGATCTGCTGCATCATTTTTTTTAAACCTTCAAACTCACCTTTACTATCTCTTTGCCACAACATAGATCCATGATCAAAGTTTTGATTATCCTTAACGTATTTGGGAAACATCCAAAGGCTGAAAGTTTTTTTATAATCTTCTCCTGGTTGTGGCAAATTGTCGTTCACATCAGCTTGCCATACATAATCTGGCTCTTTGTTTACCCATTTTGACCAACCCAGTCTTAGTGTGGCTGGATCAATGAATACATAATTCATATCTAATGGCTCACCATCGCCGTTAAACCAGGCTTTATCTTTTGCCAGATGTTTAATATATTTTTTCTTATCTGTTTCAGAATCGAAAATGAAAGTGTTATTAGTTAGATCCATTTGTTTTATCTCCTTTAATGATTAATGTTTCGTATGTTTTATTTAAAGATGAAAAGTTTTGCTCTCGATACTCCTCAAAAGATATGTCTGTTGGTTCCTTCCAGGCGGCTCTCTCCCTGACACATTCTTTCCACATTGAGTA